CTATTTATAGACTTTTAGAAGCTCCAAAATATAGTAATTTTTGCCTTTTTCTGCTCCCCATTCTTCAAATCCTTCACCTTTTTTTAGCTTGCAAAGGCACACAACAAACGCTGAATTCATGCTATAACCCGCCCGGAAGCCAACCGTGAAAGACGGAAAATCCCTGTATTTTTCCAGCAGCCGCTGATAATACGGCTTGTCCTCACGGTATTCTTCTTTCTTTTCCCCGCTCCATATTTTTCTGAGCCAGAGACCTTTGATTGGCAGAATGAGCGAGGGGTTGCCGAACTGCCGCACCAATTCTGTTTGTGTCGGAATATGCGGTTCTTTTTTCATTCTACCAGCCTCCGATTCTTCTTGTGCCGCTTCCTGTCATTTGGCGGCTGAGGTTTATTCCGTTGGCATCGTTATTTCCTTTTGAAAAAGCCGTCGGATTTGCCTTTTCAAATTTCTTTGATGATACGGAAATTGAAACTTGCTTTTCAACAAAGTCGGCGACCTGTTTCTTTTGGGCTTTCAGCTCTTTCGGGTCTCGCCAGCTGCACTGCTGTCCGAGTTCGTACATTCTGTCGTAAAGACGGCTCGCAATTCCTGCCCTGTATGACTGGCGGTATTTATATTTTGCGTTTTTGCGGATGTTCTGCTTCGCCATTCGGTCTATCGTCTTTACAAGATGTTTATACATCTCCGTGGACATAAAAACATCAAGCTCTTCGCCGATAAAAACAATGTTTCCTTCATGGTCGCTGTAGTGGTATGTTGCATAAAGATTTTCTACGGCATTTGCAAGGACGACTCGCCATCTGACAAAACGCTTTGTGCCTTTCACTTTTGCCTTTATATACTCGGAAAATTGCTCTGAGGTGAGTTTATAATCTGCCATCAGCTCATTTGCTTTTCTGAGTGCTGAGGCAGCTTCATTTTCATTCGGTGATTTTGACAGGGCGAGAAGTTTCTTCACCCTTCTTTTTACGCTTTCAAGTTCATCCATTTTCATCAGTCCTTCCGCTTTCAGTCTTCGCGGGTGGTTTCGTCTTCGTAAATAATCTGCTTCTTCCAGTCCTTCGCGTATTGAAGCTCCATTCTTGCACCTTTGGACTGCTGCCAGTCTTTCTGCATATAGACCGCATCACACACATCAATCATTGCGTAACAGATGTGCATATAGTCCTCATGTTCAAAGCCTTCATTCAAGGCAAGAACGGCGGGCGACATCACAAGATGTCCGTCTTTCTTGAGCTGCTTTCCGCTCTCATAAAACTTTTTGAACATGTCGGCTTTTTCAAGCCCTGTTACTTTTCCCGCTATGTAAAATTTCATTTTTTACCTCGCTTTCAAGAATCTCCATCGTGTCCTTTGGAGACAAGCCGATTTTTTGACACAGCAATAAAAAAGAAGCGGCGGCAATCTGTAAACCGCAGAAAGTCATACTGTTGGCAGCCTCTTGCACATCTTCGTGCGTTAGTTTGTTTTTGCTGTACAAGAATGTTGGTTTCCGTCCGTTTTTCCAGATTGTCATTGCCGCTCCTTATGCACAAGTTTTTCTTCATCGCAACTGTAAGTTTCTAAACTCCTGTTGCGGATGTAATCTGCTTGGCAAAGATGCCAGGATTGATAATCGGAACTGCGATGGAAAGCCCGAAAATCACGGCGGCAAAAATTGCCACAGCTACCTGCGGGATTGAGCTTGCGACGACAGAGACTACAATCATCATAAACGACACAAGAATCACAGCAATCCACATCCAGAAGCTGAGCAAGCATTTAGTCCATTTCTTCATTGATTCACCCCCTTCCGTTCGCACGGTTAGATTAAAAAAAAACAATAAAGGTTTTCTGATTCAGCTTATCATCAAAAAAAGAGCGGGCATGACGGTTTGCGGTGGGAGCATTCCGCCACACCCGCTGACTGATGAAAGCGTATGAGTGTAGTATAGAAAAAGAAAACCGCTGTCGTGGTTTAACAGTGGTTAAAAGTACGGCTTGACTTCTGGGGCGGACAATCGTATTATGCAAGTAAAGATAGGCGAAGGAAGGATTCAGAATAGGAGCGGAGACTGGGGAGGTTCCATCAGTTTGCAGTTGGTTCAAATCCAACCGCCTTCGTCTATTTTATTTCAGTCAACTGATTCATCATATTTTCTATTGTCGAATTCGGCTTATATCCGACAGAGCGAATAAATGGTGCAACGATTCCGTTTACTTCTGTTTCTGGGCGGACTGCAATCTGAAACCACTCGTTTTCATTTACAGGAAAAAGATAAACAAGAGAGTCTTTTGCTTTGTTGCCGTTTCCATCTTTACTCCAGTAAATTTTTCCGTTGAGCATTGTATCAAGCAGAGTTTCTGCATCAACTTTCTGAATGCCGTGGCGAGTTGCCTTGATACCTTTTATCAATCTTGATTCCAAGCCGATTACAGTGTTTGTTCCAACATCTATTCCTGCATTGCTTTTAAGCCAGCGAACAACCGTTGCATTTAAAAATCCTGCTGGCGTGATTTCGTGTCCTTTGTGCTGACCGCTGAAACTTTTATCAACAAAACTTTGAAAGCTGGTTCTGAAAATCTGATTGTCATAAACAGTTTTCAGAAAATCAAAGTTCGCTCCGTCAGAATCAACTCCAAGTTTCTTTGCAAGAACTTGTATTGAAGAGAAAACTCTGTCTGCTTTTCCCTGATTCCAGTTGAAGCCCGGCATTATGCCAGCAGGGATTCTTTCGATAATCCCTTTGCGGACATTCTCATATACCTTGTATGACATTTTTGGAGCTGTCGTCTGAACAGGAACTCGGACTGTTTTCTGAGTGTCGGGATTATAGGCTGGAACTCCGTCACGCTCATATTTTTCTTTTCGTGCCTGTGTTACGGCGACCGTGTAGCACTTGCAGCCGTAACCGTTGGGCGGAAAAATACTGTTCCAGATTGGGTCGTCTTTCGGGCGGATAAGGTTGTTCCATCTCAAATGCTGTTCTCGGTGATGAACGCTTGCTCCGATCCTGTACATCAGATATGGATGCAGGTCGCTTTCCATTGTGCGGTCATACTGTCCTTTCTGATATGCGCTCCGAAGGTTCGTGCTGTAGATTGTTTTCAAGCGGCGGTCGCTTCCGAGCTGTGCGGTTATGGTCTCACCTGTGAGCGGGTCAACCATGTCTCTCTTTCCCCACCAGCCTTTCTGCATAAGCGAGGGTTTCAGTTCCTTCTTGAACTGCTCAAAAGTCGTTCCTTTTTCTATCGCCTTTTCGACGGCACCTTTGATGTCGGAGAGAACATCAAGCTGCATTGCCTTTGCCACCGTGAAAGCCGTGGCGTGTTCCTCGTTCCACACATCTTTATATGAGAACGCCGGATGCAGCTTTTTGTTTTTGATGTATTCAAGAGCCTGTTTCGGAATGAGTTTGTCAGCCATCAGTTTTCGTCCTTGATTCTTGAAGCGTCTTTTTTGAGTTTGCCTCGCAAGTCCTCAATAGCCTTTAAATCATGCCGCGCGATTTTTGCCATTTCGGATTTTTCGTCGATATCGGCAAGCCCGATTGATATGGCCTCCTTCACTTTCCACAGACAATTATCAATCAGTTCAATTTGCTCGGCTGTCAGATACATATTGTACGGTTTCCTCATATCCTTACCCCTCAAAATGGCTGTCGCCTTTGGCACGAGCTGAGAAAAACGCTATCGCCATCAGGTCGGCGATTTTGTCTGCACTCCATTCTGACGAGAGCCGCAAAAGTTCCGCCTTGAAGCTGTCAAAGTCTGTTGCTTTGTCCGCTGCCTTTTCCAACACTTCCGCTATTTCGTCGCTGATTGGTACAAGGTCGCTTGCGTAGTCTGATTCGATGTCAGAAACAAAGCTCGAATCGGGCTGCTTGCCAGTTGATGCAGCGTTGAGTTCCTTTTTTGAGTTCAAATCGTTTTCTTCAGGAACTGAAACAGGCATTCTTCCGCCGATAATTTCATCGTCATCTTCCGGCTTAGAAAGACCGAGAAGCGAGCGGACTTCATCTGCTTTGACTGTCAGTCCATGAGTGGCGAGTTTCTCAATGGCATTTACAACCTGCTCAATGTTCTGCTCGTCGGGCTTATACAAGACGATTTCAGGGTAGTTTTCTTGTTCACCGAAATTGAGGTTTATATACGACACGACAAGGCTTGAATTCAAAGTGTCAGCCACAGCCCTTGCATCAGCCGCCGCAATGTCCTGTCTGACTTCCTCGTGAACCTCGCCCTGTGCCCTGCTTGAGCCGTCGTCGGTGGTCATTGTCTGACCGAGAACTCTTTTACTAATCTGCTTGTCAACCCAAGTCGCTAGATTCTGATACGCTCCTGTATTCTCTCCGCTCGTTTTCGATTCTATGATTTCAAGGATTGCACTTTCAGGAACAACAGCCCCAAAGTCCGCTCCTATGGAAGCAACGGCACGGCGGAGCGTGTTTATATCTTCTTCTGTTGCCTTCCGTGAATATTTTCCCAAGCGGATAGGAAAGCCGTAGCGGTCAATGAAAGCCGCCCAGCTCGTCACATCGTAGCTTTTGAGCATGAAATAAAACAGGCAAGGAAGCGCAAGCCCGCTCACAATCTGAGTTCCGCTGACAAGATGCGGTTCATGGATTATGAATTTATTAGGACGAAGTGGGTGGAGTTCGTTAGTCAGCTCGTCACGGAGCATGAGCGTCTGACCAGTTTCCTTGTCGTACTGAAACCACCGAGGGTCTTTCCAAGTGTATTTCTGTGGCTTCCATGTTTTTCCGCTTGTGTTCCATGTTATTTCGCTGACTGAAAAACCCTTTGCAAGTCCGTCAAGCATATCACGGACAAGAGGAATAAATCTTGCGTGGCGGTTTTTTATGATGTCCTGTTCAACTGCCGTCGCAAGCTCCATGTCGTGCTTGTCATCGCTCGCTGGCTTGACTTTGATTTCCAGCCCGCACACGGCATCCTTTCTTGTGGAAATTACAGAGCCATAATGCAAGTCTTTTATTTCCATGTCTTGTGCAAGCTCCAAGTATTCCGCAGGACATTCGCCGCTTCTTACATCACGGAGAATTGCGGCGAGCTTTTCGGGCGACAAGCGATTGAGAATTGAGAAGTCCGACCACGGCGTTCTGTTTGTGTATGGAACGGCAAAGGCCTGTTCTGTTCCGAGCTGTTTTTTCCCTGTCTGGTTTTCAATTTCGTCTTTTTCTTTATCCTCTACCATTCGTCGTCCTCTTTTCTGTATCTGAATCTGTTTGGCGTTTCGACCGCCTCATAAGTCATTTCCTGATAACCAGCTCCGTCAAGTTCGCGGTGTGCGAAGTGTGCCATAACTTTTGCAACACAGCTGTCTCCGTGGCGTTTGCTTCGTCCGCCGCCTGTTCGTTCTGTTATGAGCGGAATGCCCTGAACCAAACCGACAACCCTGTAGTCGTCCTTGATAAAGCTGTCGTCAGGGATGTTTGTTTTTCCGTCTTCAAATGCGGCCTTTAAATGCGGGAAGTTTTCCGCATACCATGAGCGGGTGAGCATGACTTGGAAGATACATCCGGGGTATTCCTGAGCCGCCCATTCAGCTATCATCTGACCGTTTCCCCTTGAGTCGAAAGCTGCTCCGTCAAAGTTTTTGAGCGTGTCAAAGCACAGGTTTATAAACTGCTTCTGCTGTTCAAACGGCACATTACGCAATTCGATTTCACAAAGCGTGTCCGTGCTTCCGTCTGAAAGTTCGGTGTCAAAGTGTAGAACCGTAATATCGCCCGACCTCGCAAAGTCCTCTCCTGCACAAACAGGCAGGTCAGTTGAAAGCAAAGTCGGCTTGACTTCCTTGAACCATTTAAGAATCTGCTTTTCTCTTTTTTCAGCTTTTTCAAAAGTAAATGAATCCTCGGCGGCAAAACGGAAAACAGGCTTGTCTTTGACAGCGACGGAGCGGATAAGCTCGGCGGAGAAATATCTTGCACCTGCTCTTGTTGGAATACAGTAGTATTCCTCGTCCGCAAATTCGCCAGCTTCTTCAAGCAGTTCAGCGAGCCATTCTTTCTGAGCCTCTTCCGACCAGTCTTTGTTTTGAACCTTGCAAATCCTTTTATACAAGCCGTCATCAAGGGCATCTTCAATCGTCGTATGATGAAGTGACCATTTTTTCTTGCCGTTTTTTATATCCTGTATAAGCTGATTGAACGGATTGTCTTCACCGTTATGAGTTGAAAGAATTGAGATTGAACCGCCCCAAATCCTGAATGCGTGGGCGGCTTTTAAAATCTCGTGGAACTCGTCCGCAAAGGCCGCCTCATCAAAAACAAAATGTCCCTGCTTGGAACGGAGAAGCCTAGCCTTTGACGGTAAAGCCCAAACCTCGAAGCCGGAATCAAAGCGGATTTTATACATCAAGACATCCTTGTCCTCGTCTTTGATTACAACCTCTTCAATGTCGTTACAGGCAACCTGCAGAACCTTAGCCCAAAATGCGACATCGGAAATGAACTGCTGTGTCATTTCCTTTTCGTAAGCCATATAAAAGCAGTCCATTCCTCCGGCTGATTTTGCAAGAGCTGCAAGCCTGGCACAGACAAAAGCCTCAACCCAAGATGCACCGATACGGCGGGATTTTTCCCAAATCTTGAGTGGAGAATTATCTTTGAGCCATGCGATTTGATATGCGAGAAGAATATCGTTTTTTCGTGCTTCTTCGATTGTCATTGTATGTTGAAAACCTCACGCAAAATCATGTCCATAGATTCTTTTGAAACGCCTTTCTGTTTGCAGACGGTCTCAACCTTTTCGGCGGCTTCTTTCATTGCTTCCGCCTTGATTTCAGATTCTCTTTCAGCGTTGAGTTTGTCCGAATATTCAAGTTCTTTTATAGCCCTTGAAACCTTGTAAATTATGTCGGATAAGATTTCGGGTTTTACTTCACCGCCGTTATCCTTCAAGTCCTCAAGCTCTGTTATGAGGTCAAACACCATGAGGCGGATATATTCGTTTGCGATTTTGCCGAGTTTGTTCCGGCTTTCTGTTCCGTATTTTTCGATGTATGCGTCTGCAACCTCGCGAGCTTCCCTTGTCTTTGCGGCGAATTTATCCATGCGGAGCTTGTAGCGGTTTACACTGCTTTTGCTTACCACATTCTCGCCAGCCTCGGCGTTTATCAGCTCGACGATTTCTTTTTGAGTTACTGACGGATTTTGTAAAAGCTCTATGAGCTTTGAGCGGAGTTCGGGAGCAAGTTTGTCGATGCTTGATTTCTGACCCATAGACTAATCCTCCACAGGCAAGTCAACGCCTTCTTCCCTAGCGTAGCCGAGAGCCACTTCCTGACCATGCTTTGTGAGCTTCATAGTCCAGAGGCTTTCGCTGAGCTTTTCGATTGTTACAAGTCCTCTCTGTTCAAGCCAAAGACAGATTGCGTTTACCTTTTCAAGCGGGAGTGTATGACCATAAACACGAAGAAGTCTTTGTGCCATTTCGTTTGAGAGAGTTATATTTTTTTCGATTCCCTGCAAAATGAGAATCCGCTGATTGCCGATGAATATGTCTTTCATTTTTAGCCTCTTGGTGTGTTGTTGATAAACCAGCCTTGAATCTGTTTCAGAATATTATTCATTCCCTTCATTTCGCCCTCAATGTTTGAGAGCCTTTGTCCAAGATTAAGGTTTACATCCCGCTGCAAGTCGGAAACATTCTTTTCAAGGGCTGCAATCCGCTTTTCAAGTTTCTCGGATTTTGCGATTGAGCCTTCCCGTACTTTGTCTATTTCTGTCTGCGCGCGAGCTTCTGCTTCTTTTGTTTTTTTGTCTGCCTGTTGCTGAATGGCTTTGATTTTGTCCTCCATCTTTTTACTGTAGGCTTTCCAAATACCCATGAAGAAAGCACTCACAGAGATAAAACTTCCTACACAGCTCAGAACGAATTTTGCAATTTCCATGTTTACATTTACTCCCGTTGAATGAATGTTACCAAAATAAAAAAACGCCTGTGCTTTAACAGGCGTTAAAAGAATCGTGAAGTCAGTTCTGCAGCCGGATGGTGAAGCCAAAGCCTCCGCCAAAAATAAAGCCGACACCAAGTCCGCCGAAGGCATAAAGCCATCTTTCTTTTTTGAGCCGTGTGATTTCGGCTTCGTATTGCGTGGATCTTACCCGCCAATATTCGGCATTAGGAGCGGCAGCAAGCAAGCCTTGTTTGTAACCTTCATTAAAGGCCTCATCAATCGCCTGTTGAGCTTCCTGCTCCACAATCTGAATCAGCTCCAGAAGCTCCGAGCCTGTGTAACTCTTCGTTAAGTCTATTCCGTATTCGCTGGCGGAAGTCGGCTTTGATTCGTTCTTTTTCTGTGCGAAGCTCGTCTGCGTTGTCAGCGTCAGAAACAAGAGCGTCAGCAGGAGTGCTTTCAATTTCATCCTTCTTTTCCTCTTTTGCCTTTTGTGCTTCGTCGTTCTTTCCGGCAGCTGGCTTTCTGAAAAGAAATGCTCCTGTCAGGATTCCGAGTGCGAACAAGCCGACGACTGCAAGGACTGTTTTAAATATTTGGAGTACTTTCATCTATGCCCATCCAAGCCTTGAATTTACTATAGATTGCTTTATAACCGAAAACACTTATAGCAAAAATCGTAGCCCAATAAAACGGAGCTTGCTTCCAGATGAAAAACTCGCCGAAAGCAAGCACAGCAGACTCAAGTCCGCTCAGGATTGCCGGAATATAAATTCTGTATCCTTTGAGCTTGTCTTTTTTGTCTGCCTTCTTGATGATTTCGGTTAGAAGTACCGTGACGAAAACTGCGACGATTACCGCCGCAGGTAACAGTTTGGTTAAATCAACGCTCATTTTATTCCTCCTCGATTACTTCGCCGCTGATTTCATCGCCAGCCTTAACGCCCTCATTTTTGAGTATTGCGTTGAGCCGAGCGAGGTCGTTTGATGACAGAATGAAACATCCTGCTGACCAGGCATAGTTTGTGTCTTTGCCGAGTTTGAAGCTGTAGCGGTCGTGTACGAGCCACCGTCCGTTCTGGAAGCCGCCCGCCGTGGTCTGCATTGCGTTTCTGTCGATGGTCTGACCGTCAAGGTCTTTTGTCTTTGTGATTGCGTGGATTTCTCCGTGAAAGGCTCTTGGCTCAACAAAGCATTTGAGCGTGAATTCTCCTGCCGCTACGGTGTCGCCGTGCGGGAGATTGTCGCCCGGAGTCATGTCGCCGAAACAGTAGTTTGCAACCGTCTGAGCATGGCACTGAAAAAGGATTTCAGAACCGTCAAGAAGCACAAGTAAATCAATGTTGTTGTTCTTCCAGTTATTGTCGAAGCCGTCAGGCTTTCCGGAATCTGCCTTGAAGTCGTAGCTTTGCTGCCTACGCCATATCTGTAGTTTTAGCATTTTTCACCTCTCCACATAGCGTAACAGGGAGAGGCTTTCGGGGTGTTGTAACGGTGGTTAAAATATAATTTTCTTTGGGATACGCTACAGTTTATCTATCTTTTTTTGCAAGGAGCGTAAGAATGGCTAATGAGAATGATTCGGATGAAGGCAGGGCTGTAATGCCTGATTACAGAGGATGCGTGTTTGCGGGAAACAAGGACGGAGAAAGTTACGGCTTCTATCTTCCTGACACGGTCGTTGATGAGGCCGGAAACATCAGCCTTACAGATTATGTAGTGCTGACCGGGGATGAGCACATGGCTCTGATGGACGGACAGGGAGACGGCAAGAGGATTGTATTCCATAAGGGGGAAAAGCCGACTCTGGAGGAGCCGCTGCCGCCGACCGAGGAGGAGCTTGCGGAGCAGATACGGCGGAAGCGTGACGGCATGATTGACGAGGTGGAGTGGCGGATTCAGCGCTACCAGCAGCAGACAGCTCTGGGCATCGCCACCAACGATTCCGAAGGAGTCTATGAGGAAATCCTTGCCTATGTGCAGGAGTTGCGGGATATAACCAAACAACCGGGATTCCCGAATGAGGTCGTGTTCCCGGAGCTGGCGGTATGAGCGAGAGGCGGCTGTGAAATGCCGCCTTGTCTTTATTCTGTTGAATAGCGAATAGTTAGAATCGTATTGTTTAATGCTTGGTTTACCGTGTAGATTACATTGTTGCTGTTAGCCGACTTACCAGATTCCATATTCAGAATTTTTTGCACGAATTCAGGTATTGATTCTGCCGTGCGGTCAGGTTCAAATATTTTGACTATTGCGTATGTCGTTTTTAAGGCTTCCATCATTTTGTCAGAATCACTACTGTTTCCGACAAAAATCATAATGCCAGTAATCTTCCGCTCTGAACCTTTTTCTATAGCTATACTTATACTGCTAATATCGTTTATTTTGGCTTTTGCCACATCAGCCTTTTCGCCTGTTTCAATATTTAATACAAAACCTGCTGGAGCATCGTATAACTTAGCAGCTGGAGTATAGGTTGTTGAAAAATCTTGAAGAGTTAATTTAATGACTTCTTTTTTTGTTTCTGTTTTAGACACTGGCTTTTCGGTTTTCCATACGCACCGTGGAACTATAACGCAGACAGCACCTAATAAAAGGCATATCCAAGCAGCAATGTTTGCCTGTTTATAATTCGGGTTATCTTTTGCCTTGTTGATTTTGAAAATTGCAACGAAAGACAAAATCACCAACAAAATACCAAGTATAAAAATCAAATACAACATATCTTTGCTCCTAGTACGGATTTCTATGAAGCCAACTGATTACCTTGCCGTGAATGCGTAGCAGGTTCTCTGCCTGTTCATAACTGATTATTTCGGGATTCGGGTAGCGTTTGGCGTTCTCCGAGCTGATGACGATTTTTCGCTCTATTGGTCTGTATTCCAAATGCTTGACTCGGACATCGCTTCCAATGCTGATTACATAAACGCCGTCGCCCTCAATTTGGGTTCTGTCAAAGATAACGAAGTCACCGTTAAACAGATTCATGTCGGTCATGCTGTCGCCAACGACACGCACAATTCCGCAGTTTGCAGGATTAGCACCGCCAAGCATTTCCAAAACAATAGGAATGTATTTGTCGATTTCCCTCAGCTGAGTTTCTGGCTGACCGCGACCTGCCGCAGCAGTCTGCGTAAAAACTGGAAGCAAAACGAGAGCGTCTAAATCAGTCTCTTTTGCCGCAAGTGTCACTCCAGTTCCATGTCTCAATCGGAAAATGTCAAAAGTTTTAGTTGGAATGAGTTCTTTTTCTTGTTTTTTCAATTCTTGCAAGGCTTCACTTGCTGCACCAGCTGTTCTTTCTGAGCCTTGATAAGAGCCTGTTGTTAAATCAGGAATTTCATATCCCATGCTCGACAATGCAAGCATAGTTGCCATTTTAGGGCGGGTTTCGCCCATTTCATAAGCTGACCAAGTCCTTTGTGATACACCTATTTTTTTAGCGAATTCTGCTTGTGAAACGCCAGATTCTAGCCGAATTTGCTTCAAAATTTCTGCTAAATTTTCCAAAAAAACCTCTATTCTAGCAGTTTCTTCTTGACTATTTAGAAGTTTCTGCTATACTTTAATTATCGGCAATAAACAACAGTTTATTAGCCAGCTACAAAAAAACCGAAAGAAAAAGCGTTTCAATTCAATTCTTTCGGTTCAAAAACTAAGCCGCATGGAAAAATCCATGCAAGGAAGGTTTTATGTATTATAACACCAAAAGCCCAAGTCTGCAAAGACTTAGCTCCGAACAGGGCAAATGGGTAACTTATCAGCTGAGGCTGAAAAATCTGACCCATACAGAAATCGCCCTTCGTGCTGGCTGCTCCCGTCCTACCGTTTCAAATGTCTTGGCGGGTCGCACATCTTCTTCGAAAGTCTATATCGTTCTCTGTGACATTTTAGGCTACTCAACGCTTTCTGACTTGCTGGCAACTCCCAGAAGGAGAGCCGCATGAAATGGGTAATCGGAATTTTAGACCGTGACACAGCAAACAAGATTGTCTATGTCACTTCGGTGGACTTCACAAATAAAACTTACGAAGTCGAGGCAGGAAAAGATGCAGTTGTCTTTGAGGTCAAGGCATCTGTCACAGGAATCGTTGAGGGAATCATATCACGCGGTAGAAGAGCCGTTCTGATTGATGCCCGCTATTTTTTTGACCAGCTCAAAAATGAAAGTGGTCTCAAAATTGAATTTTAAACTAAAAGGAGTTTTATATGGCAAGAAAAACAATCAGTGGAATCGAATATTTGGAAGACAGCAAGGGCGGCCTTGTTCCTGTCTCTGCAATCAAACCTATCGACCTCAAAAGAGAGGATGTTGTCACATCAATCATTGCGGACACTCTCAAAGAGCGTGACCGGCTCATTGAGTTCAAGCGTGAAGTTTGGGTTCGTGTACAGGAATTCCTGTCAGAATCGGCAAAGGACAGCGGAGCAAGAAAGTTCGGTGGAGCTAAGGGTAATGTAACGCTTACGAGCTTTGACGGCAAATACAAGGTTGTTATTGCCGTAAACGATACAATCCGCTTCAACGAAAAATTGCAGATTGCAAAACAGCTTATCGACAAGTGCATCTCAAACTGGAGTGAAGGTGCTAACGAAAATCTCCGTGTCATCGTTTCGGACGCTTTCAATGTCGGAAAGAGCGGACTTGTAAGCACAAGCCGTGTCCTTGGACTTCGCCGCCTTAAAATCCAAGACCCTTCTTGGAAAAAGGCGATGGATGCTATCACTGAGAGCTTGCAGGTCGAATGCTCAAAGACCTACATGAGATTTTACGAGCGTCAGGCAGACAACACGACATACAAGCAGATCCCGCTTGATGTTGCGAATCTGTAAAAGGGGGAATGCGTATGATGGGCTTTGTGTACAGGTGGGGACTAAGAATCAAAGACTTCGGCGAGCGCATTCGAAGCGGCAGAATCCAGCGTTTGGGGATAGCGATTAGGGAAGCCGCACTCAGAATGAAAGTGAGGTAAAGCGTATGGAAAAACTTTCAAGCCAGGAGCGAATCTTGGCGGAAGCAAAGATTCTGAGCGAAAACCATCAAGACGGCATGAGCAACAAAGAGCTTGCATCCTTACTTGGTACATCAGAATCGAATGTTTGCAGGGACATGGCAATCTTTGAAAAGTTTGGTTTTGTTTCCCGCAACAGTAAAGGACGGTGGCGACTTTCTGAAAAGTTCGGCGGAATTGCCGGGCAGATAATGAAAAGCTATCAGAAAGCCCGCTTGTCTTTGAGTGAAGACGAAGCAAGATATGCTTCTGAAATGCAGTAAAAAAAGCAAATTCGCCAACGGTGGCGAATTTGAAGACTGAGGAAAAATTATGGGAAGAAGAAAACTTGAAGATACAGACGAAACAACACAGGTTCTTGATGCAATGTCACAACAGGCAGAAAGCCGGGAACTTGCAGTGCAGAATGATGATGAGCGGTTCTTAGAAAAAGACGAAACCTACAATCTCCATATCTGCATGGAAAAGGCTCGCATGTATCAGGAGCAGATGGCTAATGGTCTGCTTGGTCTTGGTGCACAGCTGATTCTGATAAAAAATCACGAAGAGCACGGCAACTTTATGGCTGCTGTTGATGAGCTTGGGCTTGCGTCAAGAAGTGCTAACTATGCAATGGCGGCGGCTCGTAAGTTCGGAAATTCGCCAACGGTGGCGAATTTAGGCAACTCAAAACTCAAAGCTCTGACGGTTCTTGATGATGAGGATGTTGAAAAACTTGCTGAAGGAGAAGAAGTTGACGGACTTGGAACGGCTGACGATATAGCCAAAATGTCAATCCGAGAACTTCGTGCAGCACTCCGCAAAGAAAAACAGGAACGCCGGGACGAGAGAGCTTCTCTTGAAGGTGTAATCGCTGAAAAGAACCGCAAGGCAAATGAGCTTGAATCACAGCTCCGCTATCAGCAGCCACCAACAAAAGAAGAACTTGCAAAAGTCAGACTTGACGAAATGAGAAAGCTTCTTGTTGGCTCGCTCTCTGTTGCTAAAGACAACTTGCAGAGTGCCGTGAATCTTGTTGCTAACGCACAGGAAATAGAGGGTGTTACGGTTGACCAGCTGGATGGGTGGATTCAAGAAGCTGAGTGGGTGACATCCCTTCTTTCTGACACCTTCCATCAGCTTGAGGAAGACATGGAAAATATCCGCCCTGCAAAACAGGAGGACTGACCGTGTACGAGGATTTTGTTCTGCAGATGAAATCGGCACAGACGGCAAAAGAGCGAAGCGCAATTATTGCCGAAATGTGCAGACTGTTCGGCTTCGGCAAAGACAGTGCATACCGTGTTCTGAAAGAAGGCGGTTGGGAAAGCAACCGAAAGAAACGGAGCGACAAAGGAACTTCTAGCATCAGCGAAAAGGACTTGAGTACGCTTGCAGCACTCTTGCAGAACTCTGTCCGCAAAAACGGAAAGAAAACAATGAGCATAGAAAACGCTAGGAGCGTAATGCTTATGAACGGATTTGACATTCCAATTTCAACAAGGCAGCTGAGCGGGCTTCTTAAAGATAGGACGCTTGCGACTGAGGTTACATCAAAGCCAAGCCCTCATCAGCGAATGAGAAGTGAATATCCTAATCAGATTCATTTTGCCGACCCTTCGGTTGCGTTGATGTACTTCGCACCGAACGGAAAGCAGAAGTTTCTGCGTGATGATGAGGTCTACAAGAACAAGCCGTTCTTGGAAGGCAAGGAAAACTTGAAGTGCTGGCGGTATGTTTTGACCGACCACTACTCAGGCACAATCTGTGTCCGCTACTATGCGGCAGCTGGTGAAAACTCGGCGAACATGTACGACTTTCTGTTGTATGCGTGGGGAAAGAAAAAAGACCCACTCTACAACTTCCACGGTTTGCCGGAGCTTCTGATTTGGGACTGTGGCTCTGCCAATGTTTCAAAGCCTGTAACGAATGCTCTCAAAGCCCTTCGGGTGGAAACAAAACCACACCTTCCGGGAAACCCAAGAGCAAAAGGACAGGTAGAAAAAGCAAATGACATCGTTGAACGACAGTTTGAAAGTCTTCTCCACTTGGAGACCGTCAACTCAATGGAAGAGCTGAACGATGCAGCTGAAAGATGGTGTGCGGCATTCAACGCAAACACTCTTGAACACCGTGACACAAGAATCATGCGGGCAGGTCGCAAGGTCGGAAGCCGCACGATGATTTGGAACTGGATTCAGCAAGACCAGTTGCGGGAGCTGCCGGACGAGGAAGTCTGCCGACAGATTTTCACGACTGGAGTGCAGGTTCGGACGGTGGGCGGAGACCTTGCTATCAGCTTCGTACATCCTAAGAACAAACAGGCAACACGCTACAGCCTTTCAGCCCTGCCTGACATCATGGTGGGAATGACGGTGAATGTTCAGCCGATTTTGGTGAGCGATGAGGCACTTGCACTCGTAAGCTATCAGGACAGCACTGGCGAGGTTGTGAGCTTTGAGGTGAAGCCGATTGAGTATGACAGAGTTGGCTTTGATATTGCAGCTCCTGTGTTCGGCAAAGAATACAAGAGCCCGCCTGACACTCTCGTTGAGAAGAACACGAAAGAGCTTGCGGCTCTGGCCTTGGGTGGCGAGAAATCTGATGTTCCGTTTGCAAAGGTTACGGACGGACAGGGATTCAAAACCCACAGCCTTATCCGCACGGAAGCGAATCCGTTCTTCAAGACACAGACAGGAAAGCAGGTTGAGGTTGCCGCTGGAACTGTTGAGGTTCACGACATCCTTATCACTCCTGTTGAGATGGCGAAGCGGTTCAAGGCAAGGGCGGGATTCATTCCCGATGGTTTCATTGCGGGCTTGAAAAAAGAATTCCCGGACGGAGTTCCTGCACAGCTCGTTGATGATTTGGTTAGAGAATACACGGACGGCTCAGAAAGTACCGTCAAGCTGGCATAAAGCCACAAGGAGAAAAATATGTTGACGATGAAAGCGTATGTAAAGTTCGGACTTAAACAAGATCCATTCAGCGGAGATGTCACAAAAGCAGATGATGTCTTTCTTACAGATGAAACCCGCTTTATTGCAGAGTTTCTTTACACAACGGCAAAGGTCGGCGGAATGGTCGCCCTGCTTGGTGAGAGCGGAAGCGGAAAGACAACAATCCGCCGTTACGCTATGGACAGAATTCAGAGCGAAGGGCAGAAAATCAAAATCATCGCACCACGCTCAATCGACAAAGGCAAGCTCACGACCAGTGCGATTTGTGACGCAATCATACAAGACTGCTCGGCTGAGAGACCGAGAAGAACGCTCGAAGCAAAATCAAGACAGGTTGAAAAAATCCTCGTCAATTCAAGCCGTGCCGGATATAACCATGTGCTGATGATTGAGGAGGCTCACGATTTGAGCATCCCGACTTTGAAATATCTCAAACGCTTCTGGGAGCTTGAGGACGGTTTCAAGAAGCTGCTCGCAATCGTACTTATCGGTCAGGTGGAGATGAAAGCAAAACTGGACGAATCACAGAACTGGGAAGCCCGCGAGGTTATCCGCAGAATTGAGATTCTTGAGCTTCACCCGCTCGGAACCGGAGAAGAGATTGCGGACTACCTCGACATCAAGTTCAAGCGGCTCGGAAAAGAGCGGGCAAAAATCATCACGGACGAAGGGTGCGAGGCACTTGCCGAAAAGCTCCGCAAGGCGACAAGGCGGAATGTGGTCTACAGCGTGGCTTACCCGCTCCTTATAAACAACTGGGTACGCCGTGCCATGAACCAGGCGGCGGAGCTTGGGGCTGAGGCGGTCGATGCCGATGTGGTCAACTCGCTTTAGGGGGCTTGGAATGAGTGCGGAAGAATTCTTTGCGACCGTGAAGAAGATGCGGTTCGCGCAGATGCGTTATTTCAAGACGAAGGATAAGACGGATTTGGCGGCAAGCAAGAGCCTTGAAAAACAGGTTGACAATATGCTTGTCGAATGGCAGCAGAAAAGGTTTCTGAAAAACCTTAACGCCAACTGACTATGGGAGATATGGCAATGGGTGGGAAAAGAATTTCAATCGTGATTTCGGACGAGCAGTTTTCTGCTTTGGAGAAAATGGCTGAGGAACAGGGTCTTAGGGCAACGGCTTTCGCCAAGAGCGAGCTTGTGAAAATGGTTCTTGCAAATGGAGCGGCTGACGGCGACAGAAAAAAGATTCTGCTTGATGTCACGAATTACCGCGAGCTTTCGGATTACATGGAGTGTAAAAAGTTCGGGAGCATCGGAAGTTTCGCTACTTTTGCGATGGAACAGTACATGACAAAATACCCCGCAAAAGCGAAGAAAAAGGAAGAGTTGGAAAATTAGCCGACCTTGCCCCTGTTGTCGCTAGGGCTGTACAGCCTAAGCCGATACAGGGGCAGAAAATCAGCTCGCTAGGAGTGAAAAAATGGGAAAAAACGACAGGTCAAAAATCATTCAGCTGATACACATAGCAAAGGCACAAATCGGGCTTACTGATGAGGACTACCGGGCGGTTCTTGAAAGCACGGCGAAGAAAACAAGCTGCTCCGACATGACCGTCTTTGAGCTGAACGGGGTTCTTAAAGCCATGAAAAAGCTCGGCTTCAAGGTCAAGAAAATGGAGACCAGAGAAGAGGAAATCGGGTGGGATGCGAGCAAAGAGCAGATGGACTACATCAAGGGAATGTGGGAGTGTGTCGCCCGCGATAAGTCGGACAGGGCTTTGTACAAGTTCATCAAGAGAATCACCGGTGCAGACCATCCGCGCTTCATGCGCTCCGTCGATTCGCAGAAAGTGATTCTGGCGTTGCGGAAGATGATGGCGGACGCAGGGCTGAACCCTGACCGCAAGGAGGGCTGATGCAGGAACTGAATCTTGTTGCCGAAATGGTAGCTTCCTGTTCAGCGAGGCTCGGCAAGGGCGAGCATGAGACGGCGGTCAAGGGAATCCGTGCAATCTGCCAGTATTACGGCGGGCAGATGATTTTCCTTCCGAAGTTCAAGCGCGACAACTCCAAGACGGCGGAGCAGGTTTTCGGAATTCTTGCCGATGCGGTGGGCGACGGTACGGCTGAGACAATGCTTGAGGTTTTGATGTCGCAGTTCGGCGGGGTACAGCTTTACATTCCGCAGGAAGTGAGGGCTTTCCGTGACGAGGTGGCTATGGAAATCTACGAGAAATATAACGGCACGGACGAATCACGAGGCGAGATTTGCCGTGAGTACAAGATAGCTTTCACGCAGATTTACAGGCTTCGGGAGCGGGCTTTGCAGCTTAAGAGGGAGAAGGAGCAGCCGAGCCTGTTCGATTAGTTTTAACGGCGGTTACAGCAAATGCGGAAAGAAAAAGAGTTAGGCTTTCAGTATGAAAACTACTGAAAGCCTTTTTTTATGCCTCAACGCAGCTGACGGCGTTCCCGCAAGAATTCAGATTCTTCCGGCGGGAAAAGAGATTGTCGGCGTTGACGGTCGAAGATGGAAGAACGGTGACCCTGCCGCGCTCTGTGCGAAGATGAATGCGAGCAGCCGTGTCACCGTAAAAAACGGCTGTGTCATTGACGAAAACCACTCCACAGACCTTGCAGCACCAAACGGCGGAACTTCGCCCGCTTTCGGCTGGTTCAGGAATTTCACGGTAGAGGCTGACGGCTCAATCTGGGCTGATGTCGAGTGGAACTCACGGGGGCAGAAAGCCGTGTCAGAAAAAGAATACAAATACATCAGCCCTGTTTTCACTCGCGACAAGGATGGCAATATCACCGAGATTCTGAGAGCCGCCCTGACCAACAATCCGAACCTTGACAACCCGGCATTAAATTCATCTCAGGAAACTGAGGAGGAGAAAAATATGGAAAAAGAACTTTGCGCGGCTTTGGGCTTGCCTGAAAACGCGACAATGGCAGACGGTCTTGAGGCAATCAGCAAGCTCAAGACCGAACTGAACGGAGCTAAAGGCAAAGGCGTTGACCTTGCAGCTTACGCTCCGAGGGCAGACCTTATCGCAGCACAGCAGCGCGCGGAAAAGGCAGAGAAGGAACTTGCGGAATTGAACGCAGCTTCACTCAAGGCAAAGGCAACCGCCGCAGTCGAACAGGCTGTGAAGGACGGAAAAATCGCTCCTGCAAGCAAGGCTGAATACCTTGAGCTTTGTGCGAGCGAGGACGGCTTTGCCAAGTTCGAGAAGATTATGGCAGTAACGCCATCAATCACAGGCGGCACTCAGGTGTCTGACAAAGCTCCTGACAACAAGGAATCTGTCGAGCTGAACGCTGCCGAAAAGGAATGGGCTTCTTCTATGGGATATACGGAGGAGCATTGGAAAGAAATCAAGGAGGCAGGTAAATAAATGGCAATCCTCAACACCACAACCCTTAACAATCTCCGCACAACAATCCGCGGGGAATTCAATGTCGCATTCAAGAATGCGAACGCTGAATCAATGTACAAACGCCTTGCGACAACCATTCAGTCCGCAAGCAAGACAAACACTTACGACTGGCTCGGAAAGTTTCCGCAGATGCGTGAGTGGGTCGGAAGCCGTGTCCTCAAAGACATGAGCGAGGCAAGCTACCAGATTGCGAACAAGAAGTACGAGGCAACTCTTGGAGTTGACCGTGCCGACATCGAAGACGACAATCTTGGACTTTATGCCACAATCGCACGGAGCATGGGACAGGAAGCAAACGACTTCCTTGACCGCAAGGTCGCAGAGCTGTTGAAGACAGGTTTCTCTTCTCTCTGCTACGACGGACAGAACTTCTTTGACGAGGAACACCCTGTCTATCCGAACGCAGACGGAACTGGAGCTGCAACTGCCGTTTCAAACATCTACAAAAAGACAAATGCCGACGCTGGCACTCCGTGGTACTTGCTTTCTTTGAACCGCCCGCTCAAGCCGCTCATCCATCAGCAGCGCACAGGCATGGAGCTTGAATCTTTGACCGACACAAAAGACGAAACAGTCTTCATGGAGGACAAGGTACGCTTCGGAATCCGCTATCGCGGAAACTTCGGTTATGGTCTCTGGCAGCAGGCTGTGGCTTCTAAGGCAGACTTGGACGCTGACAACTTTGAAAAGGCTTATAAGCTCATGCAGGGATTCAAGCGCGACGGTGGCGACCCTATGGGAATCATGCCGACAGCACTCGTTGTTCCGCCTGAGCTTCAGAGCGATGCGGAAAAGATTTTGAAACGTACAGTTCTCGACAATGGAGCTGGCAACATCAACTACAACAAGGTTGAGCTTATCGTGAACCCTTGGCTCGCATAGGAGATTGATATGGGAAACAGCAACAAGAAACAGAATCAGGCAACTGACGAAAAGAAAGACGAAACTCAGGTTCAGCCCGGCGAAAATCCGCAGACTGAAAATCCGGCACAGGCAGACAGCGGCGACACTCAGCCGCCTGTTACTCCGCCCGCTGGCAAAAAAGACGGCTCGGAAGAACAGCCGGAAGGTGGCAGCTCTCAGCCTGTAGATGAAAGTGCAGACGGCGGCAAGACCAAAGATAAAAAGGTCAGGCTGACTTTGCGGCACAAAAGCCACACCCAGCATTATTACCGTTGCGGGCTTATGCTCACAAAGGTTTTTGCTGAATATGAGGTTTCAGAAGAAGCCGTGGCTAAAATCAAAGCTGATAAGTGGATTGAAATCAAGGGCAGCAAATGAGAACTCTCCTTACGGTAGAGGAGCTTGAGGAGCGTCTTCCAGCGGGGACGCTCCCCCTTGCACCTGACAGCGACGAAATTGACAGCCACCGCGTTGAAATTGCCCTGCACGATGCGACCGGAATAATCGTGTCGCAGTTGCCGTGGCTCTTGGACAAAGAAAGCGGCGACATTGCAAATCCTATTCCGCCACAGTTTGAAAACGCAATCCGTTCTTTCTGTTCGGACATCGCAAGACACAAACTGACTGACACGGTAACGAGCAGCGAGGATGAGCGGGAATGGTTCAAGATGACGATGCAGCTGATAGACAAAATAGACAAGGAATACAAGGGCGGACTTTCCGGGCCTGGGGAACAGGAAAGTTTTGTCGTTGAGGCTGACGAATCGCAGGGAATACCCGAAACAAGGTATTTCAAAAAAGGAAGGCTTTTCTAGTGGCTGATGCGGTTGTAACGATACAGGATGATGAGCTGAAAGCGTTATGCTCTCGGCTCAACAAAATGGCATTGAAGCCAGCGGAGCGAAAAGCCCTGCTTGCTTCAATCGGAGAAGAAATCATAACGCAGACGAAAGACAGGTTTGCGGAAAAGAAAACGCCCGACGGTGATGATTGGGCGGATATTGCAGAATCAACAAAAAATTACTATCAGAAAAAATTTGGCTCAAAGAATCCGGGAAACGGAATCTTGTGGCGACAAGGAAACCTTATGGATTCTCTGACACAAGAAGCGGGTTCGTGGAGCGTGGTAGTCGGAGCGACAAAGGTCTATGCCGCAGTTCATCAGTACGGCTGGAAAGAAAAGAACATCACCGCCCGACCGTATCTTGGACTTAGTGCGGAAAACAAAGTTGAAATAATCGAAATCATAAACGCATTTTTGGAAAGGCGGTCAGCATGAGCAGATACACATACCTAGACATAAGGAACGAAGCAGTCCGCATAATAAAAGCGGCGTTCCAAGAACAGAAAATCAGAATTACGATAGATGCACACGCAGGGCGATTTACAGAAGCGGAAATAAGACGGCTGGCGACAAAAGCTCCTGCAATTCTTACTTCGCTTATGAAAATAAAAGACGGCGAAGGAACAGACAACTCCGATGTTCATTTTATAAGTTGGCTTCTGGTTCGGGCTGACAACAAGGATAAAATCTACGATTCGGGTCTGAAATTCATTTCACTTTTAATCCCTGTTATAAGAAGCATACCCAACGAATCAGAATATAATGCAACTGATGTAACGGACATCGAAGCAGAAAATCTTTATACAGGAACGCTCGATAACATCAATATTTCGATGTGGGCGGTTTCTTGGACTTGGAAAGGAAGGGCGACGCAGCTTCCAGAAGGAAACATCGCCCTTGATGATGAACTTGAAATGTTTAGAGGTGCGGACGGTACTCTTGATGTAGAGGAACGGGCGGTCGGCTCAACAGCAGATATGGAGGTATAAATGGCAATTGCATTTACCGAAATTCCTGAAGCCCTGCTCGTGCCGGGTCAGTATCAGGAAATCGACAATTCGCTTGCGGGAACTGTAAGCGATGTAAAACGCGCTCTTATGGTCGGCACTATGTCGGCATCGGGAACAGCAACAGCCGGAAAAGCTGTGCAGGTTCGGAACGCTGACAAGGCAAAAATCCTTTTCGGAAACGGAAGCCCCGCAGCAATCATGGCAGCAGAATTTTTGAAGCACAACACAACCGAAGAGTTGTGGGTGCTCCCTATTGCCGAGCCGGATGCAGGAACAAAGTGGAATCGCTCTTTTGTGATTTCTGCTTCAAATGCTGCCGCTGGCAATGTGGCAATCACAATCAACGGCAAAGAAGTTAAAGCAGCTGTTGCAGCTGGAGCATTGGCAAGCGATGTTGCGTCCGCTATCACAGCGGCAATCAACGGAACAGAAAACAGTCCTGTTGAAGCTGAGGTTGTCACAGACTCAGAAAATAATACCGTTTCGGTAAAACTTTCTTCTGTCGTAAAAGGTGTTACAGGAAACTACAACACAATCGCAATTACAGCGAATGCAAGCGGGGTTTCAATCAATGCTCAGAATGCAGTTCCTGGCACTCTCTCACCAGAAATTGAAGATTCACTCGTGGCTCTTGGCTCAGCCCGCTATCACTACATCACAAGTGAATTTGCAGATCCGGCGAATATCAAGGCAATGGCAGATGAACTGAACGACAGATACACAGCCCTTCGTCAGATTGACGGTCGCTGTTTCATCGCTCTTTCGGGCGAGCTTGGTGATGCCTCAACAGCCAACACAATGCTTTATTCGGCTCAGACAATCAACTGTCCGCATATTGCCCTTGTTCCTCGTGGGGTATCTGTTCAGCATCCTTGCGTATGGGCTGCAGCTTGGTGTGCGAAGCTCTCTCGTCGGCTTGCTGATGACCCTGCAGCAAATACTACTGACATTGAAATCAGCGACTTGATTGCTGAGGAATTGGACGACAGACAGGCTTTGCTTGAAAACGGAATCTGTACTTACAGGATCGACACTTCGGGAAACCTGCTCATTGAAAGAGCTGTCACAAGCTACACTGAAAATTCAGATGGTGCTCGTGACACAAGCTATCTTGATATTCAGGTTGTGGAAACCGTTTCTGCAATCCGCACTTATATCAATCAGCTTGCGAGAAAACGCTTCAAGACTTGGAAGCTCGCTCGCACAGAAGAAAACTTCGGTGCTGGCTCAAAAGTTATGACTCCGGGTGTTTGGAGAAGTTTCCTTGCGGAAGTCTATCAGTCGCACTTCATTCAGGAAGTACAGTGGTGTCAGGACTTTGACTCATACAAGGATTCTATCATTGTTGAAGTCAAAGCAGGTTCAAAGACAAGACTTGAATACCGCCACAGACCTATCCTTATCGGTCAGTTCTATGTCGGTGCAGGCTTGAATCAGTTTCAGTAATAGGAGCTAAAAATGGCAGGATTAAGCAAGGTTATTCGGGTAGTTTCGGCAAATTTCGGCGAGCTGCCTATCAAAGCGGACGGCGGAACTTTTAAGCCGTCAGGACATAAAAGAGAGACACAGGACGGTGAACAGGCAGAAAACACAGGCTTCGTTGAAACACCAACCCATGCGGAACTCAAGCTGAAGCTCAACGCTTCTGTTGACCCTCAGACATACGACACGGCAGCAGATACGCTCACAATCTTCACAGCTGACAAACATCAGCACATGATGCCTCAGGCTTGGACTGTTGATATGGGTGAGCTTGGCAAGGGCGAGTTTGATATTGAATATCACTCGGCAAAAAGTCAGAAGCTGGCGTAAGGAGCTGTTATGGAAACTGTATTTGAATACACGCTCAAAACCCCTGTTTCTGTTGGCGAGCGTACCGTAACGGAGTTGAAATTTCATCGCCCGAAGGTGCGTGACTTTCTCCGCACGGACGGACACACAATCGATACTGTTGGTGCAGACCAGGCGTTATGCTCTGCACTTTCGGGAGAACCTGAGATTATCATTCAGGAGATTGATGTGGATGACTGGGCTGTTATTCGGAACGAACTCAGCCGGATTTGGTATCAGTTCTTCGGCGTAAAGCCTAAGAAAAAAGCTGATAAGGCTTCAGACCCAAACTCGGAAGCGGAAGCGGGAAAAACAGCAAAGAAAGATTCCTAACTTTTCAAGAGGTTCAAGACATCGTGGCTGACATGGTGGTGAACCTCTTGGCAGTTCTTCCCGGAATGAGCTATGAGTCAGTCATGGGTTTTACTTGGGATGAACTTAATTTTTGGCACAAAAAAACAGAACGACTGAGAGGACATAAATGAACGAGATTAAAGCGGGCGTACTGCTCTCTCTGAAAGACAAGTTCTCTCAGGGAATAAAATCTGCTGGCTCTGGTGTAGAGGCGTTTGCCTCCAGAGCCGCTTCCGCCATTCAAGGCGTAGACAAAGCCTTTTCAGGGCTTGGCACGGCGATGGGAGCAATCGGAGTTTCGCTTTCCGTTGGTGCTGCCACAAAAGAAATAATCGAATTAGACAATAGACTTACTCGAATCGGGCTTACGGCTGACGCTTCAGCTGAACAGGTTGCTTCCCTCAAACAGAAAGTGTTTGAAGCGGCCAGCGATTCAAGCATCAAAATAGACACAACAAGCATTAACGACGCTCTCGATGTCGTAATGACAAAAACAGGCGACCTCAAATACGCCGAAGATAACATCAGAAATATCGCCATAGCAATTCAGGCAACGGGAGAACAGGGAGCCTCAATCGGTTCTGTTTTCGCTGAGTTTCAGAAGTTCGGATATTCAGCCGAGCAGATAACACAGCTTATGGACGATATGGTCAAACAGGGGGACCAGGGAGCTTTCACTTTCGGTGAATTCGCAAAAGCGGGTTCTGCCGTAATTTCAGCTTACTCACCAATCGGCACTGCTCCAGAAGACATCAAGAAAGCAAATGCTGCAATGCAGATTATTATGAAAGGCACGAAGAGTGCCGAAATCGCCGTTACAGCCCTCGGCTCAGCTATGTCAGAATTAAGTAGTCCTGACAAGCAGCAAAAACTTATGGCTATTGGTGTTCGTGTCCGTGATGAGTCAGGAAAGTTCCGGGACTTTAACGACATCATGGCTGACTTGCTCAAGGTTTCTGAAAAGGTTGGAAACACCGACTTTTTGGGAAACATTTTCGGTCAGACATCAATGCAAGCAATCAGGGCTTACAGCAACTTCTACGAGGATATGTACCCGAAGTTGATGGACTTGGGCGACACGACTGGTGCGATGGAAAACAAGTCAGCAACTATGGCGAATACACTTGCCGCAAACTTGCAGCAAGTTCAGACGGCATTCGTTCGGTTTGCAGATGCAAAGCTCACAGAACCATTTGAAAAGCTCACCAACTTACTGAACAAACTTGCGGAAGATCCCGAAGCGTTCAACCGTATTTTTACAGGAATAGCGGTCGGAATCGGCTCAATAGCCGCCGTTAAAGGACTTTCAAGCGTTATCAATATCGTCTCAAGCATCGCAAGCCTTAAAAAAGGCGGCGGAAACATAAACATCGGCTCGAACCTCGGCGGGGCTGGAATGCCTGTCTATGTTACGAACTGGGGCGGAAAAGCGGGGGCTTCTCCGTTTCCAAGCTCAGGAGCAGCCGGAAAACAACAGCCACTCGGAAGAACGCCGACAGGTCAGGCTGCAAGAAAAAGACATAAAGCCGAAAAAACGCTTACAGGAAAAAGAACAGAAAAAAAACATTCAATTGACAAAAGTCCGGCCAGACAAGCAACGGGGAAAAAAAAGATAGTCGGCAAAACGCCGACAGAACAGAAAGCGGAAAGAAAACAGCCACTCAGCAAAACGCCGACAGGTCAGAAAGCTGGAACACCACTCAACGCGGGGGCACAAGGAAACTCTTTCCAGAAAATGGGGGGTGCTGCGAACCAAGCAGTCAAAGGGCTTTCTGGAAAACAAGTTGCGGCTGGCGGAGCAGCTGCGGGAATCGGAACTGCTCTTGTCGCTATTCCGAGTGCGGTTAATGAAGTTGCGGAAATCAATGCGGACGCAACTCTGACCAAAAAAGAAAAGTCCACAAAGAAAGGCGGAGCTATCGGTGATGCGGCTGGAACTGTAATCGGAGCAACGGCGGGCGGTGCTGCAGGAGTTGCGGCGGGTGCAGCCGTTGGTGCGGCTGTCGGCTCTGTCATTCCTGTTTTGGGAACTGCCGTTGGTGCACTCGTTGGAGCGGGAATCGGAGCTTTGGGCGGATGGCTTGGCGGCAAGGCAGGTCGGGCAATCGGCGAAGGAATAGGAAGTGCGGTCGCAGGAGATGATGAAGAACATCTTTCGGAAACTTTGGAGACGAAGCTTCCGAAAACACCTTTAGTGGCAGACCTTCAGAAATCGGGCTATTCGGATGAAGATATAAAAAATATCTTGGCAAATTATGAAAACTCAGGAAGTGAAGAAGAGTTTATTGTCAAATCTTTAGAAACTAAACAGCAGCTTATTCAAATGACTTCCATGCCGACAACTATTCCAGCAAAGGAACTTCCACCCGAAATCACAAACAATTATATGACTGGAGAACCAAAGTGGCAGGGAATAAATATGAATGCGGAGCTTTCAGGTGCTGCGGATGTGAACCTTCATCTTACTCTTGATGACAAACGCACAATGCTTTCCGCTGAAACTTCTCGGAATACGGCTAGAAATATCCGCGTAAATACTGGCTCTGCTGTTGAAGCAAGGAATATGTTATGAGTACATCAAAGGCAGCAATCAGCTTTGACCCCTCATTGCCGAGAACATACAGCGATTCTTGGCGTGAGGCTTACGGTCAGGGCACAGACACACCACGGCTTTCCTCGTATCAAGCACCAGACGGCAAGCCCGTTGTTTTCGCCTATGATTCAATCGGGATTGCTGGCGGGCAGAATGTCGATAACGTGGAATATCCCCATGGTTACTGGAGCAATACCCGGCTCGGCGAAAAAACGCACACGCTCCGCGTAAAAGGACACTTCATCGGCGAGAGCTACATAGCGGAGAGGACAAAACTTGCCGCAGCCCTGCAAGTCCCCACGGATGACGACACGCCCGGTTCCCTTGACCTCCCGCTCTGGGGACGGTTCAAGGTTGTCGTCGTGGACTGGGATATAGCCGAAGAGAAGAATAAAACAGGCAAGTCCGACATTTCTCTCGAATTGAAGAGAGCGGGATATTCTGACACTAGGCGCTTTGATGATGCCTCGAAGAACCTTGCCTCCGCGAATGTTGACGGGGCGGTCGGAAAGCTGAAATCTGCCTCAGTGTCAGCGTTTGCAACAGCCGTAGAGAAATCAAAGGATGTGAACACGCTCGCGCAAGGTTTCGGCAAAATCTCAAAGAAACTTGCGTCTGTCGTTGGCAGGGTACAGGGTGCTGTAAGAGTGATGAACGGCATGGTGAACAAGATAAACGGCATCACAAACCTCATCGCCCAGGCTGTCCTGGCTCCGCGCACGCTCGCACAGGCGTTCGTTTCTGCGGCCTTCGGAATCGTGGCGGGGGTTATGGAAATAAAAAACGCATTTTCTGAAACTGCCTCATACTTCATGGGCGACGATGATGATGAGACTGCGGAGTTTTCAAGTTCGACCGTAAGCGTGACAGGTTCAGCGGGGAACGGAACAAACTCGACAGGAAGCGGATCGAGCTCTGTTTCGGGCAGCTCCGTCACAAGCTCGAACAGCCCTGCGACATCAAGCACGCTCACGCCCGCTCAGCAGGAGACCGTCATGCAGGAGCTTATCTCCCGCAACGAAAAAAATGTCCTTATGAATTTTCTTTCTGCGGCTACCTACACGATGGACGAAGAGAAAATTACAGAGCAACAATACAACACGGTCGCGGCAATGGAGAACCTGTACAAGACTGTGGCGTTCGGTGTGTGTGCCCAGCTGCTCACAAGAATGGATTCAGACAAAGAGACCTACGAGAGCCAGACCGGGCTCTGGAATCTGCTGGCGAAACTGGAGGAATCAATCGACAAGGAAGATTCCGCCGTTTTTGCCGCCGTGGAGGAATGCCGCATCGCATGTGCTGAAATGCTTCTGTCATTCAGCTACGATTCAGAGCTTAAACGCACTATACGGAGGGAAATGCCTCTGCTTGACCTTGCGATGTATCTTGGCTGCGAGCCGGACAGAATCCGAAGCCTGAATGCGGTGCAAGATTCGTTCCTGATTAATGGAGATGTGATTTATGTCTGAGGTTGCAGTCGCAGTCTGGAGCTCAAAAGAAAAAAAGTATGTGAATGTCTCATGGAAAAGAGTGATGGTAAGGAAGTCGCTTGACGAAATCTGCCATTATGCCGAGGTCGAGATTCCCGAATCGGAGCGAAGCCTATTCCATAAGCACGGCATCATACAAGTCCGCTATCTCAGCCAGTACATCACGGAAGGACGCGGCGAATATAACGGAAAGTATGGCTATCACCCTGTCACGACGGTGTACATTGACGATGTTGACGAAGAAACCGAAAAATCCTCGCACGGAATCATCGTGTCCGGCAGAAGCAAGGCACGGGACATCATAGACAGCAAGTGGAGCGGCACGATACTGGGACAGCCGACGCTTCTCCAGATTCTGCGCCAGATTGCGGGCGAGTTCGGCTTTGATGAGGATGATGTCATCTGCCTTCCGACGACTGCGGGTGACATAACGAAGACAGTGAATTCATTCTCATGGGAGAACGAAAGTCCGTGGGCAAAGCTGCTCACCGTTGCCGATGCTCAGGGCTTAATCATCACCTCAAACCAGCTTGGCGGGCTTTACATAACACAGCCCGCACGGGGAACTTGCGACTGGGGATTTGCGATTGAAGAGGGCGTGAATGTGCGCCACCCACGAAGAAGCGAAAGCGGAGCGGAGCAATACCATGAGTACACCGTAAAGGCTTGCGGAAACGAGGCGACCGTGACAGACCCGACATGCCCGAACAAGCGCAAACTCACAATCAATCTCACCGAGTTCATAATTGACAAGGAAAAACTTCTCCGCCGAGCGAAGACAGAAATGCTCCGCCGGAGGGAGGACAAAATCACCTGCGCACTGAGCGGATGGGGACTGACCGAGGCTCAGATAAAAAAGCTGGGCGGAACTTACCACAAGGAAATCTTCTGGGAAGTGAATCTTTTAATCCCTGTTAAACTACCTTCCTGCAAAGTGAATGCTAATATGCTCATATCGCAGGTCGAATACACGGCTGACAGCAAGACATTCTCCTGCGATGTAACGCTCGTAAAGCCGGAGGCATACCGTTGATCATTGGCGACATCGTCGCAAAAATCAGGAACATCTTTCAGCCCGCAGAACTCACCAAAAGGAACGGCGACGGCACTTTGCAGATTACGACGGCTTACGGTCGCATAATTGACAAAGTTGCTCCCGCTTATCCGTATGGTTTTGCCGCGAAAGCAGAAAAAGGAACTCTGACAATTCTGTGCGCCGGCGGAAACCTTGATGCGGTGCGTGTTCTTCCTGTAGAGGACAGCGAGAACGCTCCAGAGCTTAAAGACGGAGATTCGGCAATCTACACATCGGGCGGCTCGCTCGTTGTCTGCCGGAAGGACGGCACGGTGGAACTGAACGGAACGCAGAATGGCGGAGTGATTGTCGCATCAGAACTGAAGAACCAGCTTGCGAAACTGACAGCCCGCGTGGATGCGGTGTACAACGCTCTCAAGAATTCACCGACTGCGGCACAGGACGGCGGGGCAGCATACAAGGGGGCAATCTCAACGGCACTCGCAGCCGTCACGCAGAAAGAGGATTTCTCAAAAATAGAGAGCGAAAAAGTGAAGCACGGCACGGGGGCTGAAAAATGACACTCGGAAAACTGGAGAACTGGCAGGACATACGAGAGCTTGTGCTGATGTCAATCGGCACGGACAAGGGCAGATGGTGGGCTGACAGGGAGTTTGGCTCGGAGATATGGAAACTTCGGCAGACTGGAAAAATCACACCGACCACGGTAGGCACATTCAGGCAGATGGTGCTTGATTCTGTGCAGTGGCTCGTGGATGACGGGCTTGCGCAGTCAATCGAATGCGAGGCGGAACAGCAGGGGCGTAACACTATTGCATACCGTGTAACCGTCACCCGACCAAACGGCAATACCCTTGAGGTGAAGGAGTGTTGGAATGGCATTTGAGCAGGAAACATTACAGTCGCTTCTGGACAGAACTTACTCAAACTATATGAGCCTTTTAAAGCCGCTCGACAAAACTCCCCGCTACAACCTTATGAAAGTCCTCGCATACACTGAGGGCGGAGACATCCATCAGCTTCTCGGAGACCTTTCTTTTTTGTCACGCCAGATTTTCCCGGACACGGCTTCGGGGGAAATCCTCCGTGCGCACTGGTCGGACAGAGTTCCGCCGCTCTATGCGAGCACAGCAGTCGGCACAGTCATTCAGACAGGCACTCCGCATTCTTCCGTTCCGAAGGGGCTTGTTTATGCTTCGGGCGCAGGGAAAAGATATTACACCAGCCGCTCATACATAATCGGCGAGACGGGGGCGGTCGAAGTCTGGGTCACAGCCGAGGAATCAGGAAAGGAATCAAACCTTGCGGCGGACAGCGAGCTTACGGTGGTTTCTGCATTGTCCGCCGGGATGGACTCAACCGTAAAAGTAAGTGCGGACGGAATCGGCGGCGGGGTGAACGCAGAGACCGACGAAGAGTATCTGACTCGTGTGCTGACATCTATTCGGAATACTACAAGGTACGGAAAAACAGGCGACTTTGCGGCGTGGGCTGTCGATTCATCGAGCGAGGTGTCGAAAGCCTTTGAGATTCCGACTTTCGATGTGTTCGGCTCTCTTCTCGTGCAGGTGATTCACGGAAACCAGATTGACGGTGTGGAGCAGGTTAAGAACATTGCGGAGGTTCAGTCATACATAGAACAATATGCTCCTAAAATTCTCTTCACCGTCAGCACTCCTGAGCTTGTGGAAGTTAAGCCAACAGTCCAGCTTTCGGAAGGCGAGGACACCGTATCAAACAGAAACCTTGTCTTGCAGCGGCTCAAAGTCTATTTGAACGCAAAGGCAGAGCCTGGCTGCACGATAACACAGGCGACCTTGCAGACGGTCATCACCGACGGCGTGACAATCTCAAAGGCACTGCTCACGCTGCCAGACGGCGAGGTCAAGACGACGGTTCTGCAATATCCAGTATTGGGGGCGGTCACATGGTCATAAAGGACACCGAGGCGGCGGTATACATCGAGCCGCTCAAAAAATTGTTCCCGAAAGGGGCGTACTGGGACAAGCTGCTGTCGGACGAAAACAGCGACATCTCTCTTGTCTGCAAGGCCAGGGCAGAATCCATCGCCCGCTTCCGCTCCAGAATGAACCAGCTGCAAAGAGAATCATTCCCAGATTTTGCGGATGAAACCATAGGAGACTGGGAGAGGATTTATTTCGGCTATGAGAATGAATCTCTTTCCCTGGAACAAAGACGGTCATTTCTAAGTGTGCAGAAACTCGGCTTGGTAAACATAAACAGCATAGAAACCATCGCGGAGACCTATGGCGGAAAGGTGCATAAATGGGAGATTCCATATAAACCAGCGGCTTTCGGTCACGCCCGGTTCGGGCTTGACTATATGGCGAGCGTAGGCGGAATGTGGGTCGTGTTCATACATGCCTCCATTCCTGAGAATAACAAGAGCGGCTTTGAGAAGTCGGTCAGAAGAGCGATGCTCGCAAATCAGAAAATATTTTTTGTGTACGGAGATTAAGATATGGCAGGAATGTACCCGACAAACAGAGAGATTACAAGTTTCGGTAAAACCGTGAGATTTCCCGGAGTGGATGCAAACGGAAGGTTCACCAACGGCGACTTCTCCAATCCTGATGTGCCGCCGAGTTTTCTCGATGCCGACACAATCAACCTCATTATCGACAACCTCAACAGCCTTGTCGCACATTTGGGAAACAGCGCCAACAACACGGATACGGAGCAGCTGAAAAAACTTTTCACGGTTGCGGCAGAGGCAAACAAGGCAATCAAACGAGATGCCAGCGGCAGGGCGAAGGTCGAAGCTCCGTCGGCTTCCGACGACATCGCGCGAAAGGCCGAGGTGGATGCGGAGGCAAAAGCCCGCTCTGACGGTGATGTTACAGTGACTACAAAACTGTCAAACCATACTCAGAGCAAACAGAACCCGCACGGCGTGACTAAGGCACAGGTAGGTCTGGGGAGCTGCGACAACACCGCCGACAAAGACAAAACCGTAAAATCTGCGGGAACTTGCACGGGAAACTCCGCAACTGCGACGAAATGGCAGACAGCACGGAATATCAACGGGCTTTCCGTGCAGGGGGACGCGGATAGAAGCAGTTACACTACATGTTCAACAGCAGCAGGGACACAAGCAAAAACATGTACATGTGCAGGATTCGCGCTTGTTACGGGTGCAGAAATCACGATAAAATTTACTGTTACGAATACCGCAAACGCTCCAACGCTCAATGTAAACAATACAGGTGCAAAAAGCATTTATTACCGAGGTGCTGCAATAGCGGCAGGTTATCTGGCTGCAAACAGAACCTATACTTTCCGTTATAACGGAACTCAGTATGAGCTTGTCGGAGACATCAACACCGACACGAACACAACCTATTCCGCCGCCACACAGTCCGCAGCCGGACTAATGTCAGCCGCCGACAAGAAGAAACTTGATGGCATTGCGGCAAGCGCGAACGCATATTCTCATCCGACAGGAGCGGGCAACAATCATATTCCTTCGGGTGGTTCGTCGGGGCAGATTCTCAGATGGAAGTCAGCGGGTGTCGCCGAATGGGGAGCTGACAACAACACAACCTATCCCGCCGCCACGCAGTCCGCAGCCGGACTAATGTCAGCCGCCGACAAGTTACGCCTTGACAAAAATTATGTTACGGCATCGAGTTTCGGTACTTCTTCTGGTTATATAAAATATTCGAACGGCTTGATAATGCAGTGG